GATTATCCATATCTATCTTAATATTCTTTTTTCCATTTGTTTTTGGAAACTGTTTTTTAGTTGTGGTTTTGTTTTGATTCATCTTTGCATTAATTAATTCATCAGCACTTGCAAACTCTGTACCATGTAATCCAAATGCAGCTAATGCTCTACCTAAAGCAGAAGTCTCTGCATTTTCTAATGCACTTGTCTTGTTAATAAAACTAGAACCAAACTCTTCTAATGCCATACCTGTATATTTTTTATCTTCAATAGATATAGTACATTTAACTGCAACTCTGTCATCATTGCAAAGTTCTGGTATTATATCTGTATTGATTGAAGCATAATCATTAAAGTATTGCATAAACAAGTTATGCCTTGTTGCTACTGTAAAGTATTCTTTTCCATGTTGCGGAACAGATTGTTGTTTACTTAAATTATCTATACAGCTATCGTATTTATGTATCCAATCATTTTCATTCATGCGTTTATCCCCCATAGTTGTTTTATTGTTTGTCTTTGTTTGTCTGTTAGATTTTTATAGTGAAAGAAATGATTAAGGTCAGGCTCTTCTGTTAGCTCTGCTAGTCGAGATAGATTACCCTTACAATATATAATCATCTGCTCCCATCTATAAATTTTTTTTGTCATCAAGTTGTATTGATATTCTAAATGATCGGCTCTCATCTTCTCATGCGTATCATCAAAGATTAAATAATCTGTTTCATTTGCCAAACCTAAAAATGGTTTCTTCCCGGTACACTTCCAATAAAAAGCTACTTGTTTCCAATAGCCATCAAAGATTAAATCTTCACTAAGTTCTTGTTGCTTCCAATAGTATTCATCTTTATTTTTTCTTTTATAACATTTACTAGGTTTTGTTTTAAGTTCTAAAAATTTTGTATTACTTTCATAATCTATACGACCTATAATATCGTGCATTAATTCTTTGACACTTGCAGCTACATATCTTTCGGCTGCAGTTTTCTCATCTTTAAATATTTCTTTGTATAGTTTTTTTATTTGTTTAATAATCTTATGTGCTAGCTCATCTATATTATCTCTAGCAAACTTATCTTGTTCATCTATCGGATCATACTTGTTAATGTCATGTAGTTCTTGTTTGTATATCTCATTGTAATCTCTATTCTCTATCTTTGCTTTCTTGTCTTTAAAATATCTATACTCACAAAGTAATCTTTGAGCTGAGTTGTTGGTAAGATTTCCAATCCTAGGCTTGTAGTTCATCAAAAACTGATCTCTTTCTTGAGGAGTATGATAACCATAATTAGTGATCCATTTAGCCAAAGGCATATCTGTGCTTGAAGGCGACCAATGATCTAAACCTAGACCACCATTAATATTTGTAAAGTATTCTTTCATAGTTGTTTCAAATCAATATAGTCATTTATACCAGTTTGTCTACAATTATTTTTTACTTGCAATACATAACCTTTATGGTATTAGGCTTATTTCACGAAAGGAGATTATGAAATTATCAGAATGGATAAAAAAGAATAAGCTAAGTTATTCTCAGGCAGCAAATCAATTTGGTATTATTAATATAAACCCTGCCACCAATGTACAACGCTACGCTAAAGGTCAAAGAATACCACATCCTTTAGTAATGCTGAAGATATATAAAGCAACTAACAAACAAGTACAACCTAATGATTTCTATGAAGAATACTGGCAAAGAGAAGAAGTTTAAATATAAACGAGTGCGTTTGTATTGGCAAGATATTGTCAGCAATTCTGAGTGGATGACGCTTGAAAAAGCAAAAGACCAAACTTTTAGTTGGTGTGAAGATACTGGTTATCTATTACATAAAGATCAAAAGAAAGTTATCATCTTTGCTTCGCATAGTTTTGATGATGATGATGGTTCGCTTACAGTTGGCAACACCACAGTTTATCCAAGATCAGTAGTTAAAAAGATTGAGGTTTTAAATGACAAACGATAAAATATTTGATGAGATAGGGTGTCCGGATGAACTAAAGAAATGCAGAGATGAACTCAAACGACACAAGAAGCACATTGAGAAACTATCTAATCAGTTGTTAGATTATGAAAGAATAATTGAAGAGAAAGAAAACGAGATAATAATAATTAAAAATAAATGAAAGTTTTAATTGCTTGTGAATACTCAGGCACAGTAAGGGATGCCTTTGCTGCCAAAGGTCATGATGCTTGGTCCTGTGATATACTTCCTACTGAAAGTAAAGGTAACCATATTCAAGACGATGTATTAAAACATTTGGATAAAGGTTGGGATATGATGATTGCTCATCCACCTTGTACATATTTATCTAATGCTGGTGCTAGATATTTATATCCTAAAGGTAAACTTAACGAAGATAGATATAAGTTAGGATTAAAAGCTAAAGAATTTTTTATGGCATTATATAATGCACCAATAAATAAAATCTGTGTTGAAAATCCTATACCAAGTAAGATTTTTGCTTTACCAAAGTATAATCAAACAATACAACCATACGAATATGGACATCCTTTTCAAAAAAAAACTTGTCTTTGGCTTAAAAATTTATTGAAATTAGAACCAACAAACATAATTTTTGAAAGACAAAGTACAAAGATACCGGGTAACTGGTTTAATAAAGGCGGAAAAGAAAGACAAAAAAACAGATCAAAATTTTTTAAGGGTATTGCTCAAGCTATGGAAAATCAATGGGGTAATGATGGCTAGATGGACATACGCTTTTAGCAATGGCAGCTATAACGATTGGCATAGAAAATTCAATGATTTAGGTGGTATTGATATAGATTTTATTGAGGTTTGTCCTAAATGTTACGAACCTTTAGCAGTTAAGGAGACTTGTTATGATAAGGGACAGAAATGGAAGGCTACAACGCTTACAAAGAGGGTCGCAGAAGCTCTTAAAGTACCCGGTTTTTTAGTTTTCTATAAGAATGTGGGTGGAACTATGCAATTTAGAATTAAGCGTGTCTCTGAGCCTGTGAGTGAGATTTACGACATGACAGAAAAGCAATGGTTAGCCTATTTATATGAGTTGCATAAGGAACACAGGAGGTGTTGCAAAAATGCAACAGAAGTATGAACCACACATAAGGGTTAAGTTCTCGCTCTTTGATAGTTCGCAGTTTAGAATGATTCCAAACAAGCACCGAGCTTACTGCTACTTGGTATTCATCTGTTTACTAAAGTTCGCTAATTCTAAAACGCTGACTTGTTACCCACGCCAAGCCACACTATCTAATATGACAGGTCTTAGTCGCAGCACTATCTTTAGAACTACTGAATTGTTAGAGAGATCACAAATTATTACAAAAAAACGCCAGAAGTCTACAACATTATATACAATTAATAAAGATTTAGTTGTGTCTGTGAGAAACAATGATGTGTCTACAGGACACATGGGTAGTGTCTACAGGACTAATATTAGTAGAACTAACATAACAACTAACAGTAATATAACTAACTTTATAAGAGGTCTTGCGGAGAGTGGTAGCGATATAAACAATATTATAGATAAGATAGCGTCTAAGTATACGATCCAAGAACTCAATGAAGCTATTAAGGATAATGATAACCCTTATCTATGTAAAAAAGCTCTTGAGATAAAGGACCAAGAAGGAGTGAAATATGTCTCGAAAGATGTTATAAATAAGGCAGTGAAAGATGTGCAAAAAAATACTAATTATTTTTATAAGAATAAGGTAGCAGAAAATAAAAGGAAACATGGCAGGATTTCAGCAACGAAAAGTTTTTTGTCAAGGTCTAACAAGAAAAAGTAAAAGACCATGTCAAGCTAAAGGATACCCAACTGCTAATGGAAAATATTTATGTAGGTTTCATGGCGGTAATAATATAAAAGGATTTAACCAAAAGAACTATACCGATGACACAAGAATCAACCAACTCCAAGCACTCTATCAATTTAAAAACAAATCAAGAGAAGAAGTCAAAGAATACTATTACAAAGAAATCAAACCTAGAATTGGAACTACAGAAAGAAGTAGATACTATCGAAAATATGCTTATGCGAGGCGTAACTCTTTCAGAAATTTTAGAGGACAAAAAACTCTCTGTCTCACAGATGAGCTTACAAAAGTTTTATGCAATCTTAAAGAAAGACAAAGAACTCAATCACAAAATAACTGAAGCTAGAAAAATTGGTATTCAAACTTTAATAGATAAGTTGCTGCAAATCTTTCAGTATCAAGAAGTAGAAAACCCAAACCAAATATTATGGATCAGAGAGAAAACAAAGTTTATTACTTACCTAGCAGGAAAGCTGACCGATCTTTATTCTGACAATAAACCGATAAAGCAGAATATAGATCAGAAAATTTCTGTTTCGTGGCAAGATACTCCCGATCTGATTGACTTAGACGCAGAAGAAGTTGTCGATAAAACAAACCCCTCGCCATAATTAAATGGCAAAGGGTTGTTAATTCTAGTTTACTCATTATCCAAAAGATATTTCTGACATACCATCACCAAGATTTTTAATCTTGATACCCGGAAATCTATCTTTTAGTTTTTTGTTAAGAGCTTTTTGATAAGTGCTAACTGTCTTATCTTTTTTCTTAACAATTTTTTTTTTTGTTTTTTTCATAGTTTCCCCTTTCTAAAATATTATAGCACCCAAAAGTAACC